TAGGCATACCAGCAGTCGGAGTGCCAGGAGTGGCTGCTTGGAAGACACACTTTCCTAAGTTATTTAGTGGCTATGAAACGGTATATGTAGTCGGCGACAATGATGTCAAAGAGGATGGCTCTAATCCAGGAGCTGAGTTTGCTAAGCGTGTCGCAAACGAGGTGATGAACTCAACTATTGTTACACTTTCACCTGGTATGGATATCAATGACTACTACCTAGCCAATGGCGTAGAGGCAACCCGTAACTTACTGATAGGAGAGTCTAATGAATGAGCGAGGAACTGGAATTAGCGCTGACAATTTTGATAGAGAGTGGATTCATAGTGCTGAGCGTAGACCAGACTCTCAAGCAGTTCGTGGTAACCCTGCCAACAGTCCGTTAGCAGACCACGCTGCAGTAGTAGGTTATAGATCTCTCGGTGTCAATACCGATGACCTTGTATCGTTTATAGAATCCTTCGCTTCGCTACGTGCCGGTCGTGTTAAGAATGTAGGACACGATCAGTATGCGCTAGCAAGTGGACAGAAGTTCGAGTCCTTTACTACCTCAGATACCATCAGAGAATTACTAGAGGAGATAGCTGATGCTAGTAACTACCTCGACTTCCTTGCTATCAAACTGTTAAACATCCAACACACTATAGATTTGGTGCTACCTGACTGTGACTGAACTAGACCCTGCGGTATACGACTTGGTTCCTTCTGTTACTAATAGTATCCATCGCCGTTACAAGAACTTCATTGAGAAGGCAGACCTGGCGCAAGAGTGCTATGTGTGGGCTACTGGTCGTGCTTACTATATCAACGAGCAGTTAGCAGAACCAGATCCTGAACAATACAAACATAACCTGCAACGTATTGCTTGGCAAATGCGTAGGGTAGCTGAGCGCTACGCTCGCAGACAGAAGGCTGATAAGTCTGGCTACTCAGTAACAGATGAAACCTACTATGAGTCTGCCACCTTGGGTCAGCTACTACCATTCGTTATTGCTTCAGTAGTTGATGGGACAGTGCTTGAACAGATACAAGATATGATTAAAGATGGGCAACCTCGTGGCTCATCATCACCTTCCGAGGGTGGCAACTTACTTGCCGTGCTGATAGATATTAAGAAGGCTTACTTGAAGTTGGACCAGCCTGATAAGGACTTACTATTACTTAGACATCACGAAGGTCTTACCCTTCAGCAGATAGCTGAAGTATATGGTTGCGCTCTATCTACTGCTGATAGGCGCTGCTCTAATTCACTTCGCAAACTGCAGAACTTACTTGGAGGAGACAACCCTTGGCGATGAAAGAATTAGAACTCTTTGAATACTTAAAAGAAAGTTTATATCCTGACTTGGTAAAGAGTGAAGGTATCTATGATTCATTTGACTGTATCAGTCAGCAAGCAGGGCATTACATAGAACTTAAGTGCCGCCATACTCATTACCCTACCCTCTTGATTGAGGAGATGAAGTATCGCAAGCTCATAACTCAGAGCGCTGAGCGCGATCTGATTCCCTTCTACATTAACTCCACCCCGCAGGGTATATATTCTTTTGACCTAATGGATATACCAGAGCCGGAGTGGGTTACTCATTGGATGCCGGTTACATCAGAGTTTGCTAACCGCAGTAAGGTAGAGAAGTTAGTAGGTTATTTAGATATTGAGGAAGCAATTAAACTATGAGATATGAATACGAATGTCCAGGTTGCGGTGATGTGCGTGAGATCGAACGCAAAATGACTGACCCAGAGGAAACTATTATATGCAACAACTGCCACAACCAATTCCAACGTAAGTGGACCTCTCCCCCTGTATCGTTCAAGGGTTCTGGGTTTTATATAAACGACTCGAAGTAAATAGTAAAGCCCCACCCGATCGGGAGTGGGGCTTACTTATGCAACTAGGAAGAAAGAGTTAAGACCCAGTTGCAGTATCAAAGGTATCACAGATACCCTGAATAATCCATTCAACAACAGGAACTGCTACTGCATTTCCCATTTGCTTATAGCGGTTAGTATCTGACTGACCTTCGGTCCACCCATCAGGGAAACCTTGGAGTCTTTCACATTCTAGTGGCGTAAGTCTACGCACTAACATACCACCAGCAACAGCGTGTCTATCAGTAGACGTTAAAGAAAACATTGGATCATCCGTATCTCCATATCCTTTACCAGCAGGTCCAGCCGTATCACTTCTGCCTATCATATTTCCTTGTATCGGATGCGCTACCATTGGCATATTGTTTCCACCTGTTCCCATTCTAGCTTGCAATGTATTTATCTTGTCATCTTGTAGTCGAAGATCAGCAACTCTATTGGCATAGAAAATAATAGTAGTGGCTCGGACGTCTCCGTTATCGAACGCGTTTAGAGTTGGCACAACTCCACCTTCAATCCAGGTTTCATAGTCAGTATTACTCTGCGCTCTGCGACTCTTGTTGAACCACATCATCATTCTCCAAGACTAAGTTGTAATGTTCTGAACCTGATGGACCACCAGATCCTTTATACCATTTGGAAGTAACAGTAGTTGTTACTCCTGGGTTGGTTGTGAGCCAGCCTGCTTCTCTAGTGCTTGTTGCAGCGTTGGAGGCAAGTTTTTGCCTCTCTGTATTGTCCTTCTTAAGATCCCTTCGCAAGCTTTGGGGCTTAAATAATACTTCGTCTGGACCTGCTCCGTCAGAAGAACGTCTGCCAACGATGAAGACACGGCGCCGTCTTTGGGGAACTCCGAAGTGCTGAGCGTCAAGAGTCCTCCAGGCAACAGAATACCCGAGGTCTGCCATCGTCCCGAGGACGACTCCAAAATCTTTTCCTTCGTTACTGGATAACAGACCAGGGACGTTTTCGAGTATGAACCATTCTGTTTGCGTTTCTTCCACAACTCGGGCAATCTCCCAGAATAACCCGCTTCGTTCGCCAGCCAAGCCAGCCCTTTTGCCAGCAACGCTGAGGTCTTGGCAGGGAAATCCTCCTGTAATAATTCCTCTGCTTGGATTAAATCCGACATCTATTAAGTCCTTTCCCTTTACTGTTGTTACATCATTAAATTGTTTTGCATTAGGGAACTTGCGTTCCAATAGAGACTGACAGTTCTTGTCAATCTCCACATTAGCAACGACATTAACTCCGTTGCGTTCCATAGCCAGATCAAAGCCGCCTACTCCTGCGAATAGTGATACTCCTGTTAGCATTCAATCTCCTCAGTAGTAGTTGTGGCGTTTTTGGAAAGCGTTGGCTCGACAAGGTGTGTCGTATCTGTGAGAAATGTATCTAAGGCCTCGTAAGATTTGAGTAGCAGGGTCTCTGCTTGTCTCTCCAAGGTGCTGAGCAATACCGAAAGCTGACGATCTTGGTCTGCCCGCGCCGTTAAGAGGTCTGGCGTGGTTGTCAAACCTGCTCTCACGGGTCCAAAGGGCGATGAGGCACTCTCGCTCTCTCCCTTTCCACCCGAAAGCAAGGTGAGCGTAACGGATTGCGAGCCTTTTATTCTGTAACTTTTGCTCATAACTCACCGGCCCCTTGTTGATTTCGGGTTTGGTGCGGTGTATCTCTACCTCTATCGGTATTGGCCCCGGTGTTAGCGTCCATACTAGAAGTAGTATTGCCGTCAAGGTCAATCCAAGTCTTCCCCTGCGTGTAATCATTCTCTTTCTCCTCCTCGAGATAGATTTTATATTCGTTAGGGTAAGCCTGGGCTAGCCTTGTTAGCGCTCTCTCCCTCGCCCTCCTGTAATTGCGTTGCCATACCGCATACTTAGCGGCAGCCATCAAACGCTTATTCTCCATCTATCTTTTCCTCTCCCGCAATGATCAAAGTAGCGATAGCCAATACAATTATTATACCAATAGCTAGGTTCATCGGGTAATCCTATCTAAAGTATTGGTGATACCGGCAAGGACTAGGTAGCTTACATCTATTGGCTCGCCCACTAGCACGGCATCCTCCCCGTCCTCCGACCAGTTCGTTACGAATATGCGTGAGTTCACCGGGCCATTACGCCAATATCTAATACACTCGGTTACATCCCCTCCGCCCCATATGGCTATGCCTTGCTCATCTACCACCTCGTAAAAGGTTACGTTCGTGCTCTTGCCCTTGAAGCTGATTACGTTACTCACTTTCCACCTCTTCAATCTTTAGAATCTCTGCGCTCTCGCCCTCTTCCAAACTTAGAATTTCATCTAAGTTCCACTTGCGCGGGTGCGACCAATCAGATTCAAATTCAATAATAACTATATACTTACTCATTCTTGCCCCATATCCATTAGGTAATCACCGGTTAGACATACGCCACATATAGATACTTCATCGCTATATTCTTTCATACACATATTACATCTAGTCATTACCTTATCCTCTTTCTCTTGTAGTTGTAGTTCTGCTAGTGCGTGGGTCATACGCATTATGTTACGCATACCCATATCGGTATTGCCGGAGAATATCTGCTGAATAGCTAGCTTCTCGCAGAGATCCGCCTTAGCTTGGTAATACTCTGGTGTTGGTTTAGACATTGGCTTCCTCTCCTACTGGTTCAGTTTTGCCTTCCTTGATACACTCTAAGCAGACACTCCAAGAGCCGTTATCGTCATACCAAGTAAAGTCTGCTGGTGTTTCACAGAATACACATTCACGCATTTTATTTCCCTCTTTCATTATTGGTTACGCAAGGAGGCTATCTCCTTGGCGTCTTCTTCCTCTTGCTCGTCCTTATCCTTATCTCTCTCATCCTCATCCAGATCCCAATCTGGTTCGCCGTCATTCATCATCGCCCTCTCCCTCCTGAACTTCTCGTATCAGGTCGTTAATTGTTTTATCCATTCCTCTCCCTCTCTCTAATCCACGTTCGTGTCGTAGCTAATGCCACATTCAGGGCAGCTGAAAACTGCCATCCTGCCAGATCCATATGGCTCGATCGAAACCTTTATCGGGTTATCGCAATCGGCGCACGTCATAGGTTGCCCCATTACTCGCCCTCCCCGCACTCGCATAAATGCCCGCACGTGTAGCAGATATAAGCGCCGGTAAAGTGTGTGCGATAGCCGTAAGCAAATAAGCCTGGCTCTATTTCTACACAATAGCGCCCTTCGTCATTAAGCTTTGCGCCGTCTGATTCTCTATTTTTCTCTAGTGTTTCCATTACGCCACCAACCCCTTGAGTCGCTTATATTCTTTCGGGGTGATGTTTATAGAAGGGTAAGCCTCTCCCTCTGCCTTGCGTAGCTCTCTCAAGGCTTCGCCTCCGTCATCGTATCCTTCAGGATAGAAACCCAGGAAACGCCCGTCAGCTTGTAGGTGTATCCAACCCCTGCGAGGGTTGCCGTTTGTGTCGTTTTGCGCATTTACTTTGATTAGCATTTTCTTTCTCTCTTTCTTGTAGTTGGTTTGGAAGGTTTGACGCCTCCCCACCGCCCCCGCCGGTTAGCGGGAGAAGTGGACAAAGGTCAAAGCTCTTTGGATCTGGTTTAGTCTTCTTCGTCTGCCCAATTCAACACGTCGAACTCTCCGCAGTTTGGGCAGATTAGCCCGTGAAGGTCGCTGCCTATTAGTTCGGCCTCGCCCTCGCACACCGCCTCACACTCCTCGCAAGTGGTGTAGTAGCTCTCTTTTTTTAGTTCTTTAATCATTCGCTCTCCCTCTCTTTCTCGTTTACAGCTCGGTCAAATTCAATTGCCAGGTAGGTCATTGCCCAGATCACTAACAAGCTCATAAATAGCGCGGTCAAAATGTAACTAATCATTCTCGCCCTCTCTCTCTTTCTCGGTTAATTTTTGGATCTGGTCAGGTTTTATGATCTGGTGAACCCAAAGCTCGGTCTCGTGGATTTGGTTCATTCTTCTTCCTCTGCTTCGTCGTGGCAATCACAACCAACGTATTCCTTCCACGCGTCGGTTTCGTGGATGCCGTCGCCATAGACTTCTTCAAGCCAAGAAACCGCGTCGCTTGCGCCTTCGTTGTATTTGCCTTCGCTTCCTGCCTTGAAAGCCTCGGCTACCAATTCAACAAGCAAACTTTCAGCAATCTCTTTCTGCTTTGCTGTTGTGCAATTGAGCAAAGCCTTTGCGGTGGTGCCTTGTGTTATCTCGTGAACGTTCATTCCTTGCCTCTTTTCTTAGTTGCTGACCTCGTCAGGCACCGATTAACGGCACGACGCCCAAAAGGGCGTTTCGGTCTAACCAATTTCGCTTATTTGGCTCTGAATCTTCTTTGCCCAATTAGGAAGGTGGGCTTCACACCAACTTCCTTGACCCGTTACGAATCTCCTTTTTGACCCGCACTCGTCGCAACCTCCCCAAACACCTGAAGCGATTAGGAAACGGCAAAGGTCGAAGCGTGGGTTTTCAAGGGCAAGAGCATCAGCCAATTTGAAAGCCATTTTGTCTCGGTCTATAACGTCGCCTTGGTCGCCTTTGAAGTTCTTCAATACTTCAGCAATCAGCACGTAATCTTTTCTTGTCATTATTTGCTCTCCTTTATCCATTTTGCGATTAGTTGGGCTTTTTCTTTTGGTGCAATTGTCAGGAAGTCATCACCGAAATAATTGTGGTTTTCGCTTCCGTCATCTTCTTCATCTTTGAAATACGAGAAGCCTTCTTCATTTGCATAAATAAAAGAAGTTCCGCCCATATTTATATAAATACACATACAAAAACCGCCCGTTTGGTGAATCTCATTTTTGATCCCTAAACCCTCCAATTCGTCGGCAATTGGGTTAATACCTTCAGAGGAATAAGCCATTCTGCATTCATAGCAACCTGAATGCGGATGAGATACGAATTCAGGGCAAGTAGTAATTGAAGCCATTATTTATTCTCCTTTAGTGATGAATGAGTTATCGAGTGAATTTCGTAAGTGGCGTTGTTTCCTTCTTCGTCGGTTGGTTCTTCAACTTGTGCCAATACCTGAGAATAAAGAAGTCCTAATTCATCATCGGTTAAAGGTCGGTTAGTTGTGAAGGTTACGTTTATTGAATAGGTATTCATTAGTTGTTCTCCTTAATTAGTTCAGGGTAAAAGGCTTGTAGTTGTTTCCAAAATGATTCAGCAATTTTTGTGGGTTCGGTAATGCCTTCCATATATCCGCAGACATCGGCGTTTATGTCATTAAAACCGAAATATCCATTCACATCACCAAACGCGATGTATTGGTCATCGGTTAGTGAAGGATGATTAACGCCGAGGAAATGGTAATCATCATTAACTAACCAATTTTCGGGTGCGGTTTCTTCTAACGCTTTCATTACTTCTTCATAAGTTGGGTAATCGGTATTCATCTTGTTCTCCTTGGTTCGGTTCGTTCGCCTCGGTCGAGGCGATGGGAAAAGGATACCGCACAATGCGGTAGGAATGGCACAAGATTTGGCACGAGTTTTAGGGCGGAAATCGGGCCCGATTCAGCTCGATTTTTATGATCTGGAACGGGCTAGGGCTCGGGCTCGGTTTAGATCTGGAAAGGGTCAAACGGATCTGGGCGAGGTGTTTTTGATCTGGAACGGGTCGAGGCACCGGCAGCACAAAGCTCCGCCCTGGTGTTTTGGTAGGGCTCGGTCGGTTGGTGGGTCGAGGTCGGGGCAGTTGGTCGGGTCGGTTGGGTTGGGGGTCGGTCGGTTGGGGGGAAGGGAGTTAGTGAAATGTTGGGGCATTGTGGTTGGGGTGTGCCGACGGGGTAGTCAGCCCCCGGATACTTCATAAACTTATCCACAGGTTTATCCACAGGGCGGGCAGGTCTGTGGATAACCGGGCAGGCTGTGGATAACCGCACCCCCCGTTGTTAGGATTCCGTCGGTCTGTTTATATACTCCCCAAATAAATATTTTTCCTAAAGTGAAACCCCCGTAATTAGACACTATCCCCCCGATCTGTATACTGTTTTAGTGAGTTACACCACATTTAAAAGATTTTTTACAAGAAAGCGGGAAACGCTTAAAATTTACTGCCTTATACAGTATAGGGAGCAAAGCTTCGAGCGTTCCGCTTT